AGAGACGATGGTAAAGAAGTGTTGTGGGACTTAGCGAATCAAGACATCGTGGTGAATGCTTCTCAGTATAAGCGTAATATCTAGTTGTGAGTTAAAGATGTTCACGTATAGGACGATTAAACTGTTCACGCATTACTAAAATATTGTCATTGGCGTAATATTGTATACGAGTTTCATTCTACTGGAGAATTTGTATGAAGAAGATCGCCCTTGACGAGGCTGCAAAGAAGTATTGGAAGATGCTTTTCAAGGAACTTGGTTACGGCGAGGCGCTGGTTCGTGACATACCGCGTCGCATTAAGGCAGCTTTGGTCGACAATAAGAAAGTTGCTGGCGTAGATGCATCTGCAGTTATAATCCCAGTTGCCCACGCAGTTAATGGCGAAAGTCGTGTGATTGAGGGTATCTATTCGGACGGTTCTAGGTCGAAGCTGCTATTCAGAGCCGCCTTAGATTCTCGTGGCGATGTTACTGATATTCGTACTATAGCCATTAGAGGGTAATATGGTTAAGATTGTTAATCTTACTTCAAGTAACTGTTCAATAGATTCATTGTGTACAATTCTGGGCCCAGGTGAATCGTTAGAATTTATGTTGTCTGAGCAAGAGATGATGCTTGCACACCCTGATATTGTAGAATTTATAAAGCGTGGCCATCTTGCGGTTGTGCCGTCTCAACAGTCTAACGATGCGCATGATAGTGATAAGTCTGTAGACGACAAACTAGCTCCTGCTGACAATGGTGATGCATATAAGACAGATGGTCTTAGCGAAGAGGGATAAATTATGCAAACACGTAAGGCCCTTAGTTTGTTAGGCGTTACTAGATCAGAAGAGCAGTCGCCACTTGAAAGGCATGCATCTAGATATCTTCGGCAGTATGAGGAAACTAATCGTGCCATAGAAGAGAAGAAAGCACGTGTAAATGTACAGTTGCCATTTTATGACGCACTTAAGCGCAAGATTAACAAGGCATTGAGTGAACAGGCTAAGAATGAAGAATCTATGCCTGTTGTTGCAACTTTTGATTTGCATTCATCTATTGCAAAGTATGCGGAGCGTGCGCCTAAGGATCGTGGTATAAAGAATTTAAGTGCGCATGTTCGCAAGTTGTGGGAGAAAGACCCGCTAGGCTCACTCAGCTATCGTGATGTCAATGGGCTTATTTCTACTTATAGAGACTTGTATCCTAAGTCAAAGGCTGCTGATTTAATACAAGCTGAGGTTATTAGGCTTGGGTATCATAAGTTGCCGGTAGCAAAACTGGCACGTATTGCAAGCCGTATTAATAGCCAGGAAGATTATGATGCTGCCATGGAAGCAAATGGTTATAGTGGTGCACGGCCTGAGCAGGTGCGTGCAAGATCATTAGTGCGTGCACTTGTTGCAATGCGTACTGCGGCTGGCGATACATTGTCTGATAAGGTCAAGGATCCATTTAATAAGCCCGATGCCGAATCGTATGTGGGTGATAAATTATTGGAATTGTCTTCTGACGGTGGGTCAGACACTGATTCGTTTGATGCATTAAGCAAGCCAGAAAATGATATTGAGTTGCCACCTGAATTTAAAAGTGACAACACACGAGGCGAAAGTAGCCCGGAGGAAATGCTCAATGACGCTGCAGAGGCGATCCAATCAGTAGAGGAAGTTGCACTAGATGTTGCGCCTCCTGAAGCGAAAGATTTTATAGACCATGAGATGTCAGAGGGACATCATGCACATCCACCTGGGTCTGCTGGCTGGGGGGCAGAAGAAAAGATGGAGCCTGCCCATGCTGACAGTGATTCTATACCAGGTGATCCTAAGTGGATGCAGGAGGAATTGTCAGAGATAGAAGGCGAGCAGGCTGGCGACATTGATATGTTTGGCGGTACTGATGATATTATGTCATTTAATGCATCATTTAATCTCACTGCTTCATCAATTGAAGATGCATTGCTCAGTGGTAAAGAAGTTAAATTCGGGAAGATATCCATAAAGATTAATGATAAGGATGAGGTTGAGCTTTGGAATGGTGCTGATGGCGTAGCAACCAGCTTAATTCATCTTGATACAGCGATTGCTGATTTTATGAAGCTAGCAAGTGAATTTGAGCTGCAGGCCAAGGCACCTCCTGGCAAGGAGAAGCTAGTAAAAAAGTTGAAGAAACAATATCCAGGACATCCTGAGAAGGCATTTGCAGTTGCATGGTCAATACACAATAAAGAAAAGAAAAAGCGTGCATTTATAAGCAGGTTCGCGTTTGCTGTTACGGAGCTTGCAGATATACCATGCGCTGGCTGCGGCAATGTAGTTACTTATAAGAAGGCCAGGTCTGCGAATGATGTATATAGGTGTGATTGTGGCCATACTGTACGTAATAGAGCCCGCGTTGCAGCGTCGCATGACGACATGTCTGATTTGCCGATCATTGAGGGTACGCCAATAGATGATGGAAACGACATATCTGATTTGCCGATAATTGAGGGTACGCCAATATATTATAAGGCTAAAATAGACATTCTTTTCAATGGAAGGCCAGAAGTTGCATCTGCGCTATATGGAAAGATAATGTCTATAGCGTCACATGCCAAAGTAGATGTACATGGCAATAGGATGACTGCAGTCGTTAACTACACAGATGAAAAAGACCTTGGTGACTTGGTCCATGCGCTAACAGAAGCAGGTGGTCGTAACATACTATATCATCAATTAGATGATGGTAGTGGCTCAGATAGTCAACGTGTAGGCCAGCTGCTATCTGAAGCGGCCCCAGAAGGGCAGCAGATGGATAATGCGGTGATGTCTGGCGAAGGTTCACATGGCGGTGATGCACCATCTGTTCCTGCGGTGTCTAATTCTGAATTGATTCGTGCCGCGCTTACAAATTATCGTGCACAGGGCATGAATTTCCCAGAGGCTATGAAAGAATTTAATAAGGAGCATGGCGATCGTCTAAGTGGGTGGGGCCCTGAAGATGATGCAACCCTAATATCTGTTGCAAGGGAGTTATGGACTGGGGATATAATGTCAGCCCCGATGGAAGAGACAATGATGGAGCCTATACAAGCGACTAGTAAGAATGCACAGGCACGTATGAAGTTGCCAAAAGTTAGGAAGCCGTCGGATCATGTTAAGCCTCAAAGCCTAGGCAAGGACTCTGAAGGTGAAGATCTCCTGCCTTCTACAAAGGTGAATAAGAATCACAAGCCAAGTGGTAAGATGTCTGACACTGATCTAGGTAAGGATTCTGAAGGTGCTGATCTGTTACCGGACCCTGGGAAGCCTAAGCAGCGACATATGCCACAGGATCAGCGTGGTGTTAAGCTGCCTGACACTGACTTAGGTAGCGACACAGAAAAGAATGACCCATTCAAAGTTCCATCACTTGGGTCTAGCCCATCAGTTTCTAGTAAATAATATGTTGCCACAGCAACGAGGTTCAGATGGAGTTATCAGATAACAAGTTTATAACAAATGTTGGTGTTTGTACACGTTGTGGTGTATTTGTAGATGGTAATGCAACAACATGTAATGCATGTGCAATACGTGTAAATCGTGCGCTTATCGCAGCAGCGCTGGATAAACGCGATTATACTGCTGTACTTAATTTAATAGCAGAGGTTGGTGGGCCTGATATGGCCTTGCATGATGATAATAATAAAAATGTACAGCAGACAGCTTGGGATGAGCCACGTGTACGGCAACGTGTTCAAGAGCTAAGGGCTGGCGGTAATAGTGATGCTGATATACTAGTCGGCTTAGTTGAAGAAGGAGCGTTGGGTAAAGAACAGCCTACTGTTGAAAAGATAGACCATCTTAATAATATAATTAAGCAATCGCGTACAGAGAGTGAAACCACATACGCGCCATTGTCTAAGCCAGAGATTGAGGGCAGCGGTGTTGTGCAACAGCCGCTACGTAGGAAGCGCTATATTAACAAAAAGAAGAAGGCGCAGATGCAGCCTGCCATGGCTGATATGCCGCAGCAGGGAATGCCAATGCCTGGCCAAGAGCATGGCGTGGCTGCACCACAGGAGTCTCTAAACACAGAGCAAGTTGCGCCAGACGCAGCTAACGATAGGCCAACAATATCAGAATCTCTAGCAGAGTTAGAGAATTCATTGTCAACCATCCAGAAAGCGGTATCTGATATTAAGAGTGGTATAGGCGCAGGAGAGACTACAATAGATGGTATACCTGTAGAGCCTGCGTCTGACGAGTCTGGTCCGATACCGTCTACTATGACTCCTGGCTCAGTTGGTACTGTACCTGAATTAACTACGTCAAAAGTGGCGGCTGGTCCAGACGATGACGAAGATGTCATTGATGATGATGATATACTGTCTGATGATGATATTGTAGACCCAAGCGATTTTGATGATTTCGAAGATGAAGACGTAGAAGACAAGTATAAGAATGTTGACTGGCGTTCTCTGCAGAGGCTTGAACTTCAGCGTGCTGAAGACAGGAAGAAGCGGCAAAAACTAACGTCACCAGACGATGATGATAGTGGTGATGTGCTACCTGGTGTGCGTGATCCGTTTAATATTAATAAGAGGATTGTAGATATAGATAGGGGTCACAAGCCACGTACATTTGTGATGAAGGATACACCAGGTGCTAAGCAGCATAAGCCGAAGCCACCTGGAATGGGCGGTTGGCTAGACTTGGAAACGGGTGAATGGGTGCCGCATGAGAAAGCTGAAGAGGAGCTTTCGCTTGGTGAAAGAAGTCTACAGGAGATGTTTAAGGGCGACAAATCTAAGGTTGACGAGTGGGTTGCAAAGTCGCTCGAAGCACAAAATCGCATAAATGAGGCGATTGAAAGGCTACGTGAGGAGCTTGCAGATGAGGCTGTTAGGCTCCTAGGATTAGGTTTGCCATATTCACAAGTAGAGAAATCTATAAACAGGAAAATTGTTGAATATAATAAGAAATATTTTGAGTTGATGAGCGACCAGGATAAGGAGTTGCTCAATATAAATAATCCAAAATTCATATACAGAATGTCAGTGCCTCGTATACAAGAGGCTATGCGTGCTAGGGAAGAAGTTAGGGAAGCACATAGGAAACACCAGCTTGCTAAAATGCTACACGATATACGTCGTGAGCAGTATTACACGTATTTGGAGAAGACAAAGGGTCCAGCAGAGGCTGAAAGAGCTCGTAAGATGTATGAGTCTCGTGGCAAGCACGAGCTTACTGATAGGGACCTCGAGTTTATAGATAGGTATTATAAAGAATATAATAATGATGAGCTGGTCAAGCGATCAATCTTAGATGCTCTTCGTAATGAATACATGCTGAAGCTAGATAATCCCGATGATGTCGCTAGGTTCAGCAAGCTTCCAAATAGCCAGTTACCTAAGGAGATAATAGACGAGTATAATACCCTTGTAAAGGGTAAGAATGTAAGGGAATTAGAAGAAGTGTTGCGTGGCCTTGTCAGTGAGTTAGGCGAGGCGCGAGCTGAGGCTAGGAAGAAGAGAAATATTGAACGTAGTACTGTAAAGAGTGTTGATGTACCTGCTGGATCAGAGTATGAAAATGATCCAGTTATGTCTAAGATAGTTGAGAATCTGCGCACAATTAGATTTAATAAGAATATAACGCCAGAAGAGGCAGCAGAATTAGTTACCCCAACAAACTGGAGTGACGAGGATAAGAAGATAGTACTTGACTTAGCCAGAAAGATAGTGCGTCGTGACACCGGTGGTGTTACGGATGAATCGTCTGGCAGAGATGAAAGCGGCGGGGGTAAAGGTGGCGCATCTGGGCCATATGAGGCTTTGTTAGAGGATAAGTATAGTATAATAGATTCACAAGATATTAGTGAAGCCGAGAAGAGGTGGCGTAAGCGTGAGCTAAGTAAGAAGCTAAGGCAGTTGCCACCGTGGGTGGTTAATGAGCTAGTAGATAAGAAGGTAGTACGTAGTGGCGACCCGGTCTATATTGTTTATGAGAGGGTGCCAGATGAGAATGATAATTTAGTTGAAGTTGATGTTGGTGAAGTCAGCACTGACGAGTCTGGTAACCCAGTTATAAATGCGTATAACGCCAAAGATCAAGATAGACTAGATTCAAGGTATAATGTTGTAATAGGAGCTAACGGCAAGCCTGAGATACGGCCTAAGTCAAGTGATGCTGTAGATAGTAGCGGGAAGCCATATGCAGGTATTAGAGCTGTACATAATACACGAGAGGTTTATGTACCTAAGCCCATTTACAAGCCAAGTGTATGGAAGTCACTGAATCCGTTTGCTAGAGAAGAGTATATTAAAGTGTTTGGCACGCCGGGTTCTGCCATTGATGATGAAGCGTTTATACCACCTGCAGCAGATAGGCCATCACCACAGGGCGGAGAGGGTGCACCTGGCGGACAGACAGCCGTGCCACAGGCACAGCTACCTGAATCACAAACAGGTGCTCCGTCACCTGGAGTTAAAAAGCCTACTGAGATAGATTTGTATACTCAACCAGTGCCGGATTTTTGGACTGAGAAACCAAATATAGGGCCGGTCATTATAAATAAGTCTGTATTAGATAAACTCACTCAAGACATTATTAATGAAACATACGGTAGTAAATTTAAGGGGCTATCTGTTTTCGATGAGAACGCTGCCCGTGAGCTTGCAGAGCGTAGATTGAGGTTAATAGAGAGGCTGAGGAATGATGAGCGTGCAAAGGAGCGTCAAGAATATATAGATAAAATTTATAATGAAAAGTCTAAGATACAGAGCCAAATGGATAGGCTTATTGCTAAAGGTCGTCAAAAGTCTGACGAATATGTTAGGCTATGGAACAAAATGCAGACGCTTGATTCTAAGTTGAATTATATCGAGGATCGTGATAGGCGTCAGTTAGTAATTAATAATGTAAAGGATGAGATTGAGAAGCTTAATGAATTTATTAATAGTATAGAATCACGTGCGGATAAAGGGTTAACCCGTGGTGACGAGCGTGCACTTGAAAATGCATATACGATTTTAGAAGATAGAAAGAAATACCTTGATAAATTGCGGCTCAACAGCTCAGCAAACCCATCATGGTATGACAAGTTGTTGACTGGTATGGCCATGTGGGAGCATAGGGCTGTAACTGATCCTGCGTTCGCAAATGACAAAGAGAAGATGCACGAGAGCCTGGCGCGTACTGTAGGGCCAGTATTGGCTGAGGAAGTACAGATACCACCGCCGCAGTTCTTTGTTAGGGGGCCAGAGTCAGATAAGTATAGGCATTTGTACACTATAGGATATGAAGGGCCAGGTGATGCGCTTGATAGAAAGATTGTAATGCAGGAACTTGGCCTTGATGAAATAATAGATGAGAATTCTGACTCACCAGAGAGAAGAAAATCAATAGTAAAAGATCCGTATGCATCAATTGCTCTAAGGCTTATAAGAGGTAAGGCGCCGCTTAGCGAGCGTGCCAAAGAGATATTTTATAAGGACAAGGTGCGCTTACTCGATATATTGCCAGCAGATATAGTGGGCATGATAGAGCGTGCAGGTGGCCCATACCACATTAAGGATGCGATGCCATATGAAGAATTACTACACTGGGCACGTATACTTGAAGAGTTCGCGAGGCGTGCTAAGGCTGGATATCGTAAGGTTATGAACTTAGAGAGGGCTAAGCGTAATGAGGGTGTAGGTAAGTTTGTGAGGCTACCGCGTGAACCGAAGCCCCAGTGGGGTGTTGCACCACCTAAGGATAATAGGAAACTACCTGTTAATATTGGCGACCCTGTATTGCAGAAGAATATTTCTAAACCATTACGGCCATTTGGCCCTTCTATTAGGAAAAAGAAGGGGTCTACGATTGATAAGTTCGCCAAGCTTGCCGATATAATCAGCTCAGTAGAGGGTATGACTGGGCGCACCATAGATGTTGCTAGTGTGACAGATTTTATGATGACTGACCACAACAGGGATTATGAAACCCCATTGTATAATAAGATATTGCTTGCGTCAAATGACGATAAAGTATTCAAGATGGTATCAGCTGCAGTTGTTGACTACATATCGTCCTCAAACATGCCGCTTACACCAGAAAATAAGCCTATGATATATGTTGCAGCAGTCAAGCGATCAAAGCGGCTGGTTGATTACATTAATAAGGTCGCACAGGCATTAAAGATGCCAAAGATAAATTCTGGCGGCGATGATGCAGTAAAGTTGGATAAGATGGATGATGTTGCGGCCAATGATGAATTTATGCTGGCACGTCCTAGTCACTTACCAATGGAAGTCACTGGCATGGAGCTACATGGTAAGCTTACTAAGTTGACTATTGCTTGGGATACTGACCATGATGCTGCTAAGATGATGAATGACAATGCCTTAAAGCATGCAATTAAGTCGTTCGTTAAGGGGCTAGAAAGTACTAAAGAATTCAAGGATCTAGGTTTTCTCGGGTCAATTGAATTCGACGAGTTCGACCCGGAAGCAGGTGTAGCAGTAGTCTATTTCAATACTGCCAAGGGCGCTGACGCGCTACCTAGGGTGTTGTTGAATTAGCTACACAATATTGCATTAATTCTGGTTGGTTCTATTGTGTAACCATTGTGTATGGCAAGGTACTATGTCATAAATCAGTCAACTGGCGATGTGGCAATAGACATAACTAATACACTTGGTCATGGATACCATGTAATCGTCCCACGTAGCCAGGCTCTTGATATATTGCCATTTGCTGGGTCCATAGATGCATGTCATAATATTCCTGGGCTCTATGACATGATAGTAAAGGGCTATATAAGGGTTGAGGAGGAGCGATGAGCGTTAATGGTCCTTTAGACATTATATGGCAGTATCGGTGCAAGATATGCCAGATGGCGAACACACATCCAGATGTGTTCAAGGAATTACATCAGAATGTACTTGAGGTAGGCATGAGTTACACTCGTGCCATGAATCTTATTAACGACCGTATAGAGAGAGAGCATCTGACATGTCCTAAGTTGAATAGTCAGAACATGACTGTACATTTTTCAACTCATATTACTATACCAGATAAAGTACAGTCAGAAATAGTAAAGGCCCACACCGGACCTTCTTTGAGGGATATAAACCCAGAAGTAGGTAGCTATGTAGAAGAGCTTGTCAGGCGTCGTGTTGGTAATGAAGTCAACGATTATTTGAACATCGATAGGCTACGATCGATGCTCATGGAAAAGCTTGATGTACTAGATGATCTTGTGGCTAAAGAGGATAATAATGGTGTTAAATATATAGATTTGCAGTCACTCGATAGCTACATAGCTTTAGTAAAAGAAATTAGGGCATGTATTGTTGACCTGAATAAAATTAGGCATTCGAAACAGTTAGTCAGCTTGGTTATTAAATCACTTGTTGAAAGAAATACATTCGAGATAGTGCGTCAAATGGTACGTGAATATGACCAGATTCGTAAAGATATGCTCGAATCTGGTATGAGTACAAAGGACGCTGATAGGATACATAGGCAATTATCACTAAGGCTTGCTGAAGTGGTTGCTCTTACTGCGAAACAGGCTGTGGCAGATATATCACGTACATATAAGTTGGCATAATATTATGTTAGTATCTGATAGAATAGCAAAGAGGTTGATTAAGAATCATAGCGATCTTCTTGGTATAAGCAAGATCGCAACTGACGGATGGAATATATCAATAGATGATCTTGAAGATGCGGTTCCGTTAAAATATGAGGAGTGTTTTGTTGGTCTTGGTAAAGATGCTAGGATAGTGGTTAAATGCCAGATTGCTAATACGACAGAATTGCAGGTTATAGGTCTGCAGAAACATAGCAGTCTTGCTGCATACGATGGTATGGTATTTCCGTACCATCCACCCAGAAGGGTTGGATTCCACATGGCGTCAGTTAGATTCCCTATTGATATTATATTTGTTGGCAGTGACAGACGCATATCTAGGATAGTTGATAATGTAGAGCCTGGATCACCTGGCAGATGGTATATGCCTCATACCGCGGCTGTAATAGAAGTTAATGGCGGATTTTGTCGTGCACATGGGCTATCAGTTGGCGATGATGTTTGCTTGGTTGAGCCAATTGTGAAAGGTGCACAAGAAGGATTCCCTGATTATCCAAGGAAGGATATTAACCCACAAATGGTTCGTGACCCAGATAGGGATCCAGAATATAGGTTTAAAGGTCACGATCTCCCAGATAAATTTTTTGATTATAATCCAATGGATTCTAATTATATGGAGACTGATGGGGTTGATGTGGTGAGATATCATGACGATGATGATAATATAGCTCCAGTTCGTCCATCATTGTAACCATTGTAAATGGAGACTATTTATATGACGTATTTTTCACGTGAAAGGCGTTTACAAAGGCGTGCAGCTAGGCTGGCAAGAATACAAAAGTATGCCGGGTCGGTATTTACGCCGTTTTATAAAACGGATAGACTAACAACTCAAAATGTTGGTCCGAGAGCGATTGAATTTGTTAGATCAATACTGGCTGAATACACGCTACCTAGTATGCCATCATTATCATATTCTGGTACTAGGAAGGCCAACATTGATGGTAATATAGATATAATTGATGGTGTGATTACAGTGTCAGCAAGTATGAAGACTGCATCTGGTATAGGTGTAGCGTTTGACGTGCCTGTGTTAATACGTGGTGGTGAGATGCAGGAACCTTCGGTGATAATGTATAAGGGTATTCCGCGTCTTTTGTCGCAGTCTACTTTTGATAGTATAGTTGCAGATAATACTATAATAGATAGATATCCAGCTCGTAGTATGTATTCAGCCCCAGATAAAAATGTTGGCACGCATAAACAGCCTATGCCTAGGTATAGGGGTAATGTGTTTTCAATTAATGCGTTACGTAACGAGATACGCAGTGCAATAGGGCTTTGTGGATATCGTAGGTCATACGAATCTGAAGTTGGCATGGGTGCAGATATTGGTATAGATAAGCTTGCGTGCGATTCGTGGGACCCAGCTGAGCGTGGTGTAGGTGGTGTGCATAGCTCTAGCAAGATACGTAAGCTGAAGAGTGATGTTGAAGTCAAGGATCGTGGCGGTGTCACATATAAATATAAGGCCGGATCTGAAGTTATTGTGTTGAGGGACTTAGACGGTACTGGGGAGCAATTTGTAGTGCAATTCCCTGATACAAAACTTAGTGCGATTGTTTCTGCGGACTGTATATAATGTAGCGGTGTATAATTATGCCTGCTGTTAAAAAAAGGAAGCTAAGACCAGCGCAGCAGCCTATACCAAGAAATATAGCTGCGCTATATGTATTTAAGCATTACTTAAAGTGGTTTTATGAAAGCTTTAAATGGCTTTTGAATCTTGATGTGTCTGCCGTGGACACACCTGAGGCGCATGTTACTAAACTACCTGGTTTATATTCCCAGATAATGTATTTGGTACATGCAGCGTATACGTATGTTTCAACGGCCTTGTCAATTGCAAAGGCGCCAAACTCTGTTGCGTTGCAGAGCCAGAGAGAGGCTGAGGCAATGCGTAGATTTTTTGAGATGGATCCGGCTGAATATGTGATGAAGCGGGTCCAGATTGATGTTCCAATAAGATTTAGTAATCCACGTAAAGTAATAAATGTATTAGATGGGTTTGTTAAGAGTATACAGAAAATATTCTCTGAATCTTTCAGTAAGCCTGATATAATAGATTCATATGACGATAGTACGCTACGAGTTGTTTTTGAAAAAATTGCACACTTCATCAAGGTGTCGCATGACGCTTTGTTAATGTTGTCTATGTCTGGGCAAGAACAGTCTGGTACCGTCAATAAGCAGGCTCCTAAGACTGATGGGGAGCAGAGTCCACCCGCGCCACCAGCCCAGCCTGTCCAGCAGAAACCACCAGCGCCACCAGCCCAGCCTGCCCAGCAGAAGCCACCAGCGCAATCAGCTCAACCAGCGCAGCAGAAGCCACTTCCGCCTGCCCAGCAGAATCCACCTGCGCCTCCAGCTCAGCCCGCGCAGCAGAAGCCACCCGCGTCTGCCCAGCAGAAACCACTTCCGCCTGCCCAGCAGAATCCACCCGCGCCCCCAGCCCAGCCTGCCCAGCAGAAGCCACTTCCGCCAGCGCAGCAGAAGCCACCGCCACCGCCTCCACCAACACCACCGGCTCCACCTACGCCGCCTGCTCCACCTACGCCACCGGCCCCACCTACGCCACCAGAGCAGGCTGTGCAGCAGGAGCATAGGCGATTAGTGCCACCTGTGCAGCAAATGCATGGCCCACGATCTCCAGCAGATACGCAGCAAGTTAATATGGCATTGCGTGATCAGAAGTCTGCGATATCTGCGGCAGACGCAATATTAAGGGCATTGTCATATAATCCAGTGTACATTAAGACATATGGTAAGTTATTTAATAAGGCAAGGTCATTGGCGCTGTCTGGTCACGGACAATCATATATGTTCGTGCCTAAGATACAAGAAGCTGCGAAATACATGCAGGAAAAACACCCTAGATTGTATTCGTTAATAAAGAAGCAATTAAATACACTTGAATCAAGTATGCTACCTCCATTGCCACCACACCAGGTTGGCCTTTTCAACAGGCTAAAGAATTGGTGGCGCACACGTGGTATGCCAGAAGAGCCACGCCCGTATGATGCACCAGAGCGTGTATTTGAGGGTGTGCGTAAGTTCGTGGCACAATTAACAGGTGTAGATCTACCTAAAGAAATTTTCGATGCTGATTTTAAGTCGGTAGAAGAGCTGATAGAGCTCATACTTAAAGAAGTCGAAAAAATGAAGGAAGACGGTATCGCACCTGTTGATATAGAACTGTCAGTGCTGCGGAAGCATGGCCCAGAAATACATAAAGAAGTGTTCGAATCTGACGATGATGATACAGATGAGGAGGAGGATGGTGATGATGGGAGCGAAAACGATGCTAATGATTCTGACAAAGATAAATCAAAGCATGATAAGAAGGGCGTTAATGTCCATATATTAAGTGGTGATGGTGTTGATGATAATTTACGATATATTAGATTTCGTTCTAGGCCTGTACGCGCAATAAAATCTGACGGTACGAATGTTACTTTCGAAGTCAGGATTGGTGGGTGTTGGACGCGCCTATATTCTGATAAGCAGCCTCGATAGGAGACACTATGGCTAGGGACCATGATCTTGATGGGTTCTTAGCAGGACTACGAACAAAACTGCAAGCTGAAGCGTCTGCCCATATAGATAAGCGCGTAGATAATGCTACACAGGCCGTAGACCAAGATCTAGAATATTTCATCACTCCAGCGCCGAATGCAATTGAATGGGTTATACGGCCTGAGTACCTAGGAATAGAGTCATTATATCGGCATGTGAGGCAATACCAGATTATAAGAGACTTTTTCCAACTTAGATGCCCATTGCCAAGTTGTAATGACCAGAGTGACGAGGCGAAAGACTGCTGGGGTAAGGGTAGAGAGTATCTAGAATCAGAGAATCTCTTAAGATGGTCTAAGAGTCATGGTGAAGATGTTTGCCCTTCATGTAGCTCTACTAGGTCTGAGCTTATAGCAGATGGCTTGTTGAAAATCTATAATCAAATGCATTTGGTGTGTGGGATGCGCTCAGGGAAGTCATCTGTGGCAGCGATGATTGGCACATATGTAGAGCATAGGCTAATAAATATAGGTCATTCATTCCCTGGTGGCATTTCATCGTATTTTAATCAATTGCCTAGGCAGCCATTTGAAATGACGTTTACTGCTGCAACTGAGGTGCAGGCTGCAGATACCATCTGGGCTAGGTTTGTGGCTATTCGTGGGTCTAGCCCGTGGTTTGATCGTTATATAAGATGGATTAAATCATTAGAGATGAGGCAGACCACAGTTAATGGGGCAAGACCATGGACGTATGAAGAGCGTGATAAATATATAATTAATGGGTTTTTGAATCTGAAAATCAATTCATTGAATTCAAGCTCTTCTGGGATGGCAGGTAGAACACGTGTGGTTGCATTCATAGATGAGCTTGCAAGATTTGATGGTAAAGATTCGTCTCGGTCCGCTGATGAGGCGTATCGTGTGCTTGAAAACTCTCTTAGAACTGTAAGGTCTGCCGCATTGTCTAAGAAGGATGCGCCATGGTTTGGGTCGATGTTTTCATTGTCATCTCCAATATCAGAATCTGATAAGGCCATGAGGCTGTTGCGCCAGGCGCCAGAAATAAATGGCATGTATTATGGGCATTATGCCACATGGGAATTTAATCCTGACCAGCCTAGGTCGATGTTTGATGATGATTTTGCGAAAGACCCTATAGGCGCAATGCGCGATTTTGGTGCTCGCCCGCCAACTGCTGCATCGCCATTTATACAGGACCCAGACAGGTTCAGGGAGCTTGCTATCCAAAAAGATTTAAAGCCAACGGCCACATTTAAGAAGATTAACCACATAGACCAAACTGGTCGTGAATATATCTCTGCTGTAGTTGAATCTGCCAATCTATCAAGGAATGGTGAGAGATATATAGCGTTTGATGCTGGCGCCTCGTTTGACCAGTTTGCCGCTGCGTGTGCGCATGGTGAGTGGGTTGATACACCAGAGGGCAAGCAGTTAGTTACTGTGTATGACTGGGTATATAGATTGCTCCCAGAGCAATCCCCACGTAGGGACATATGGTTTGATTTTGTTGTTAAGGCTGTTGAAAAGCTGTCAAAATATTATATCATATCGAGGATAGATTTCGATCGATGGCAATCAACATATCTTATACAGCAGCTTAGGGAGCGTGGCATTAATTGTGCGTCTAAGGGCACAACTGTTGATATGTTTTTGAAGTTTTTGAATGATGTTAATTATTCTAAGGTACGTATGTTACCACCAGTTGAAAATGACCATATGCTTGATCCACCATTTATGTCTGCACAGGGACTTGCTTTTTATGAATTAGAACATTTAGAACGGTCACCTGACCTTAAGAAAGTATATAATCCGCAGAAGGGTGAGCGTAGGGGATGGAATTCAGATGACGTTGCTACTGTAGTTGTACACGCTAATTGGATGGTACAATCTATAGTATCAGATATTAGTGATTCTAACTCGATTGAGAGTAGGTTGCGCCGCGAGCAAATTGGATCAAATTATTGGGAAGGTGGTGCCAAATTATATCGACCAATGTTTTCTAAACGAGGCTGGTAATGACTAGGATACATAGGCTATACAAGGGCAGGTTTGCTAATATACTAAGGGAGCGTTTGGTAGATCGTATTATAAGGGCTGCTGTGAATGTCGTTGATGAAGAAATCGATATGCCGTCTGAGTATGAGCTAGAGCAAGAGGATGCATTCCCATCAGGCGAGCAGAGACAGCGAGATAATCCAGAAATGGATTTTGGGCATATGCGTAGAATAGAAGGGCATGTATTTAATGTGCGTAGAAGGCGCAGTGCAGCATCTGGCCCGTTTAGTATTGACGATATTTTGTCTCCTGGTAAACATACACCAGGGTATGATGATATAGATGACTCATATATTGATGAAAACACAAGCGAGGACACTGATGTTAAGCTAGGTAAGGTTGAGCCACCATATTCTGATGCTTATGGCCCACTCGGCACCAGATTTGATGACGATGGTGATATAGTGAAGGGTGCTGACATCGATAAGGATGGCGTGGCTCTTATTGAAGGGCCTGCTGATGATGAAAATAAATATGGTGCAGGCTGTGATAGGTCTGGCCTTTCAATACCTAGAGACCCAAAGAAACGCAAGCTAATATATCGTAAGTAGTCAACCTTGGCTTGATAATGGTGCGTTCATATGAGTGATGAAATGATACACGGGCTTACGCCACAGCAGGTAGCTGAGCTACATGAGCGTATGTCTAAGCTTGACCCGGCTATAGTTAATAGCTGTGATGTGTCTTATAGGTTTAGGTCATTATTTGAATCTGAGCTTCCTGAGGGTGCATCGTGGGATGTGCGTAGGACTGCGCAATCACTAAATGTAAATAACACCGGTGGCAATGCATCAAATACGCTCATAACACAACAGACTCCATATCAACCAGAGTTTGCAAGTCCAGATCGTCAGCAGTATCCAGTACACAGAATACTAGCTAATAGATATTGGAGGTTGTTTTTTAAGCTAGACCCAGTAATTGGTAATGCAATAGATTTGTATTCTGAACTACCATGGAGTAATTTTGAACTTACAGGTGAGGGTGTTGAAGGTGAGGTGAGACATACTTATGAGAGGATGGTATCTGAGACACAGATACTGGCGATGCTTCCATATTTCGTACGTGAGTTTCTGGTAGTAGGTGAAGTAATCCCGCACTTGTTTTTTGATGATTCAAAGGGTATATTTACTTATATTTCGCTCCACAACCCTGACCAGATACAAATAATAGATACTCCATTTATTAAAATGGATCCGGTTGTACAGTTTATTCCAGATGATAAATTGCGTGCTGTATTGCTGTCTGATGACCCGCAGTTGGTAAAGATTCGTAATAAAATGCCACCAGAGTTGTTGTCAAAATTGTACTCTAAACAGAGTATAGTTTTGTCTCCAATAAATTGTACATTTATACCTAGAAAACTACATCCATATGATACTCGTGGCACATCTATAATCAGTAGAATGTGGCGAGTTCTGATGTTAGAGGATGCAATATTTAATGCAACAATACAAACTGCAAGACGGCATGCGGCCCCATTGAAGGTTGCGAAATTAGGTAATGCTGCTACTGGATTCATACCACCGCCAGAGCAGGAGAAGAAATTGCTGGAACTATTGGCCCAGGCTGAGCAGGACCCAAATGCGTGGCTTGTATACCATTATGGGATACAGTTTGAGACTATCGGTACTACCGACAGGTCGCTGTCTATTGGTCGTGAGTGGGATATACTAGAACGCATTAAACTTGTCGCGCTTGGTATTAGTAAGAGCTTTTTGCACGGTGAGGTTACATACGCAAGTGCAGCTACTGGGTTACAAGTGTTTTTACAGAGACTGAAATCACTACGGATGTTTTTTGAACAAAAGTTTTTGTATCCTAAATTCTTTAGGATAGTTGCAGAAATTAATGGTTGGATTAGGCCTAAGCCGTCCGAGATAACGCATAGATTTAGGGTAAAGCGGTCACAGCGAGAACTTATTGAAGATAATGCATATATAGTACCTAAGATAGTATGGGATAAGACTCTTGACCCACAGATAAATGACAGTCTAATTAGTGCGATGTCTGCACTAGAGAGTCTCGGTGTGAAATTCTCTAAGACTTCTAAGATGGCCGCTGTCGGATACTCCTTTGAGGAAGAGACTAAGAAAATACATCGCGAAATGGAGTTTGAGAAGCAGTTTTTGCCTACTACTAACCAGCAGCAGGGTAAAGGTGGTGGCGGAGCGCCTATGGTTGGCGGTGGAGGTGGTGGTATGCCGCCGCCACCTACTGGTGGTGGTATGGGCGAGGGTGGTGCTGATATTGGTGATACTGGAGAGGGCCAGTCCATTGGCGAACCTGCTGGTGGTGCCCCAGGTACTGGAGAAGCGGGAAGTGAGCCACCACCAGCTATTCCAGGAGCTTCAAAGAGGAGCATGAGATCTGGGGCTAAGAAGCGGGATGGTGCCCCTGGTAGATCTTCTATTGAATCATTAACATCTAATATATGGGTAGATGATAAGTATGGTAATTGGGATGCTGAGGAAGTAGCATCACTTAAAGACTTGATAACTGAGGGGAAGACAGATTCTGCTTTTTGGCAGCAGCTTGGGATGACGCGTTCATTTAAGAAAGCGGTTTCATCTGGTGATACTAATATGATGTGGGATCTTATTGAAGATTACCTTGTTGATCACGGGTATCCAGATGTAGATATAGACGATTTGCGTACAATATTGGAAAAAGAATCAGTACTACGTGCGCCAATGGAATTTAACGCATTGAAATCGTTAGAAGATAGAATTAATGAAAACATGTCTGATAAAGAATTTATGGATGTAGTAAAAAATATTGCAGCTGAGATTAAAAATCCTGGCCCAGTAAACACTGACAATATTCTGACTGGAATAGGGTGATGCTGGACAGTAATTGGCATTAATTATTTATGCAGAGGTATTTAGCATGTTTGTAAAGTATGGTAAGGCATTTGTGTTGGGCGTAGTAGATCCGCTTAATGGCAATCGTTCTAATGGCGACAGCACAGATGAAACTGATGTTAAATGTGACGTTGATGCTGATGCCACTAATTGTGGCATAAATTCTACGAATGTGAAAATGGTAAATCATTTACCAGATGGGAATGTAGAGCCTGGGTCTGAATAATAGGGATATTAAAATGGGATTTTGGAAGACTGCTAAAATTCCACTTGAATGGATTGCTGAGGCAGAATACGATGCCGATTCGCAGTCATTACGTTTCTTGAAGAATGCATCAAAGGAGTCCCATTATAAGGAGGCAGCTAAGGGGAGTATTAAGATACAGGATATATTGAATATCACGGCTGATAAATATAATATATCAAATAATCCTAAGGATTACCTATATGAAGTAGTTAGGGCCGTGACTGCAGAGGTACCTAACGAAAATGGCGATGCTTTCCCACGTAATGAATTGTTGCGTTTTGACCATCAGCGTAATGCTGCAGTTTTCCAGACATTTATAGGTAAGCCTCACCATATTAATCATAAGGCTGACAACCCTAAGACAGCACGTGGTGTGGTTATAGATGCATACTATAACGATAAGTCGCCGCCGTTGGAGCAGTGCCCTAGCTGTGGTACTAAGACTGCTGCACGTGAAAATAGGGATGATGAGACTGGTATATATTGTAAGAAGTGTGGCACTGTAGTTAAGGATGAATTTGTTGAACTTTTACTAGCCATTGACACGAAGAAAGACCCTACGTTTGCTCATGGCGTTAAAACCGGGGCATTAGATGGGCTGTCGATGGGATGTACTGCTGGCTATACTGACTGTAGTATATGTGGTAATAGGGCCAGATCTGCGTCACAATTTTGTGAGCACATACGCGGCAGTAACAAGAAGAAGCAGTATAAGACCGCATCAGGTAGCATGAAAATGTCTTTCGAGAAGTGCGGTGAGGTTGAATTTACAGAAATTTCACGTGTAGATCAGCCAGCTGATCCAACAGCAAGGCAGAAGGAATTGCTCGAGGTAGCACCAGCTAGTCTGCAGCTAGAATCAGAGAATTTAATTCTAGCCAATAGGATATCTAAATTGGAGGCGGCTGTTGCGAAGTATGCGCAGGCTGTTGGCGCTGGCGCTGAGCCTACTGATAAAGAAGATATTTTAAATGAACTTGAGTCAATTAAGGACATGCACCCTGCTCTATATCTGAAGTTAAAGCAGAAGCTCGACCCTAACTATACTAATGGTGCGATGTCTATTGACGAGTACACAGAGAAAAAATTAGATAGCCAGGGCGATGTTTCGCCTGCTGAAATAGGTATACTTAGTGATACAGCTTCTCCAGCCCCGGCAGAGGTGGCTAGAAGCGCTGTTTTGAAAAACATTGAGGCTGATATTGACAAAATTGAGGAGCAGACTGTGGGTACCAACTTGATGTTTAAGAATGCATATAATGATGTTGAAGTCACTGTTACAAATGCTGGTAATGTGACTGTAGGTACAAAGCGTGGTAGTCTTTTCCTTATCAGGCCTAAGGATAAGCCCACTGATAGGGAGTCTGCAAAGAAGATAGCTGTTGAAGTGTTAACTAGCATAGCATCTCGTGGTCTTGTAGAGACTATGGAGAAGTACAATGCTATTGCATCACCACGCATTGGCCAGGTATTAGAGTTCCATGTTGAAGATTTCGCCGGTGGTCGTAGCGAAGGTGACAAGAAGCCATCAATTGAAGGTGGCGATGATGATATGTCTGGCGACATGCGTGGTAAGCCAGCTGGTAGTACGTTGGATGATGAGCATTCTGATCGCGCAGAGAAGCGTAAGAAGAGAGATTTGAGTGATTCTACTCTTGATGACGCCGTTCGTGATAATGCTGAACAGCCAACTGGTATGAAGCCGTTGGCCGGTGAGGAACATGCAGATAATGAAGGGCATGGTAAGGCGCCCAAGTCCACGCTTGAAGATCTACATTTAGATTTTTCTCATAGTAAGTCGAAGTCTAAGACCGCGCAGATGGCTGCTGAAGATGATATTGTTGATTCTTCAGATCTAGAAGATGAGCCATTTGAACTAATACCAGATGATTATGATCCGCTGTCACAGGATGGCTCAGCAGAGCTTGATATGCAGGCATCTGCACGTGAGGCTGCGTTAGGCCTAAAGGTTAAGGCTGCAGTCACTGATTTAGCTAAGAAGCATGTTGCGCGAGTTGAGAAGCTATATAAGTCGCGTCTTGCTAATATTAAGTCTGAGGTATTTGAGTCACTAAAGTCTAAATTTGCTAGGGCATTAAAGCTAGCCGCTAAGCGTCAGGCATTGAACCTAGAGTCTAGCCCTATGAAGGCTCGTATGTTTGATGTGTTGACGTCAGAATTAGACCTTGGGGGCGATGAATTTTATCCTGGCATGGATCCAGTTACTGCCTCTACATTAATAGAGGCTACTGCAGATGGATTTGAGGCGACTGCCTCGTCTATGGTTGATAGAGCTGCAGAGCTGGTTGCCATGAGTGATGAAGCATTTGATGCGTTAGAAAATGACGTTAAGCATTTGCAACCAGTTGGCATTAGTGTTCAGGCATTGCGGCAGGCTAAGAATGAGCCTAGCCAGGCGGTGCGTAAGGCTGCAGTGGAAGGTAATCTACCAATAAATCCATCTGCATCCTTTAGTGACTCTGATGTAGATGATACTGTTCCCGTAAACAACAGTAGAAGAAACATTAGAGCAGCTTTAGGTAATACTATGGTTAGTAGAACCGCAAGCAAATTTTTTAATAAGTAGCCCTTGGAAAGTTTAGGAGACGAAACAGATGGGTTCAGTTGGACTTGGTAATAACGCACTATTAGGCGCATTTTCGAATAAGATCTTCCGTGAAGGACTAGATCTTACTCGCTCACAGATCCGCGAGAATCTAGGCGTGTTCGTTGCAGATCCTACGGCAACGTTTCTGCAGGGCATGCTTGTAATGCGGAACTCGGCGGGCCTTGTAGTTCCATCAAATGGGCTTGATGTCCTTGGCGTTGCTAAGTGGAACCACGCTACCTCACTTCTTGCGGTTGAGGTTGATGAGGCGATTGTTCTCACTGGTACTAACCCGTCCTCACTAAAGCGCGGCAATGTATCGAATCTGCGTGTAGCAAGCGCACCTGCTGGCGGTGGTACGGTTTACACAGTGGGCACTGACTATACGTTTAGTGGTCCGAACGGTACTGTGACACGTGTCGCTGCTGGTGGAATCACTAGCGGCTCTACTGTGTATGTAACCTATACGTTCGTTATTCCAACTCAGGATTTGTACCAGACTCAGGGTGTGAATTTCTGGAACAATCTTGACGAGGTTTCACAGGCTGATGGTCGTGTGACTGTGATTACAGACTCAGAGCTACTGTTTACAACTCAGTATGACACTTCTCGCGTCTATACGCTAACTGGCGCCACTAGCAACCTGTATGCATCCACAGCCGCTGGCAAAGAGGGATTGTTTACTACTGATCCTGCTGGTGGTGCGAAGTTCGTTGGGCGCGTGATGCAGGTCCCGACGGCATCAGATCCGTATCTGGGTGTGAGACTGTTCAAGTCAGCTATTGCAGCTTAATATGATTGGAGATAAGTAAAATGGGTGTTATCAATCCTTATCGGCAAATAAAGAACGCGTCAGTGCAGAAGGCTCATCCTGCCCTTGCTACTACAACAAAGGTCAAGGTTTCCAATAAGGAGACCGAGGCCATGGTTGATGATAAGGGCAATTTTAATCCGCCTTCATTTGGGGGGTACACGGATGCTGGCCACGCAGACATTCGTGCGGCACTTGGTAATCCCAAGTCAAGAATGTTTGATGCGTCTGGCGAGCTTAATGCATACGATAAGAAGGATGCCCTGCAGCAGATCGCGTATCTGTTGAATAACGTTACTAAGAAGACTGCAGGCTCGCTCTATCGCGAACCGTCGCCTCTAAAGGCAGAGGAGCGGCGTAAGATTCTTGCTGCTGCGTTGCGTGACCCTACTGGTGAGGGTTTTGCAATTGTAGGACAGGAGCTGCTCCTCCCCATTAAGGACATTATTGACTATGAGGGATGGGCCCGTAAGATACTACGGGTGCGTCCACTAGCCCAGGGCGAATTGTTCCGTGTTGCGAAGGACGTTCGCGCCACGGCCTGGGTAATTGGTCAGGATGGCCAGGGTATTGAATCTCGGCTAAGCGGCAAGTATGTCATGCCGTCAGAGTTCAAGATCGCCTCGTTCCCCACTGTTGACATCGAGGACATCTATCAGATGAACTTCGATGTCCTAGACCGTGCGCAGGACACGGCGCGTCAGGAAATTGAGCTTGAGGAAGACAAGCGGTGCCTAGCACTACTTGATCGTGCTGCAACCACCGTCAATGCTGATACCATTTTCTCAACGCTTGGTGTTGCGGCTCTTGAAGATATACGGTATCAGGTTGAGCGTCACCGCCTTGTTGTCGACAAGTTCCTCATCAACCGTCGTGAGCTAACTGACCTTGTCAAGACGTCAGTTGGTCTGAACGGCTCGCAGACTGTTGACCCAGTGACACAGCGTGAGCTGATT